TATCTTCTGTGATTGGTATTTGATTCGGTTTAACTCGGATGTTAGTCTTAGGAAACGATGCTCCAGTTTCTTCAGCTGTCATAAACTCAACAACTACATCTCGTCCATTAATTGGATCACTAATATCACCATAATCAGGATCTGCTATAATTGATAATAGTTCTTGATATACTGTTTTACCAAAACCCCAAAACTTGGATCCTTGATTTTCTTCACCACGAACTACAACTGGTGCAAAAGTTCTGAGTTTTGCTTCCAATTTCTTTCCAAGTCGCCAATCTTCACGATTTCCAGATTGTTTCAGTTTATCTGCGAATTCTTCAATCGGGTCTGGACGACCAAATGATGTTGGGGAAAGAAAAGTCTTTCCACCTAAATCATAATGAAAGAATAATTCTATAAACGGAGTATCTGTATTTAGTTTATACGGAATAATACGAATTTGTGTTTTTCCTGGCTGTGGTTTCCACAGATTTGTGGAACGAGTAGTCGATGTTTGCAACTGAGCCAATCTCTTCTTCACTGCGTTAATATCCATTTGTTATCTCCTTATTGTTATTTTTATTTATTATTATTTAATTGTCATTGGTATAACCCTTGACATTAATAAGTATTGGTCGTTTTCAAAAACAACACAATTTTTTTGCTATAAATCTTCTCTGATAAAATCAGACATCACCGATGGTGCTGCCGTATCAAAACCTACTACATCTAACATACCCGCGTCATCTGGGTCTGCTATTGTAAAATCATTTGCTTCCATTCCCACCACAATTAGTTTTGCTGGAATTCCTGTTTTCTTTCTATAATCACGAAGTGCTTCTACTGGGTGTGATCTACCTGCCCAAGTTTCACTATCTGTATAAACTACAAAGGCGTCAAACTTGAGATTATTCTCAAGTGCGTATAACATTGGTAATGCACAATCAGTTCCACCAAAATCAAGATTTTCCAATCTATCACATACATCATCTAATCTCATTTTCGGTGAGAGATCAAGAATTGATATACCACTTGAATTCCAACCACCACCACTACTGGTAAAACCTGTTACAAGATAATCACTTTCAGTTCTCATCGTAACCATTGCCATTGCGGCTGAACCAACTCGTGGTGTTACTGATGGCATTCCACCACAACCACTCCAGGTCATAGATGAAGATACATCAAGTGCTAACATCACTCGTTTACCAGTTGGAATTATGTTGTCGAAAGACAAGTAGAATGCGTCGTCAAGAGCATCTACTATTTGTGAATTTACATCCCATACACCAGAACCTTTAAGTCCTTTACCACTTTTGTAAGTTTGCATTGCCTGTAATACACTTAATGGATGAATACGGGCCTTCTGCAGTTTCCCCTTGTCAGTTATTCTCGAAGTAACGAGTTTGAGAGCGTCACTTTGGGGTGAGAGAATACCGTGTTTGGTATAATTACCTAAGTTTCTGATAATAGCTGTCAATCCCAAATGTGGTAATGCTGTTTCCAGAACTTTAGGTGTCTTTAGGGTAGAAGGAACTGCTTCAAGTGGGAGTTTATATTCTTCCACGAGTTTAGCAGCTTCCACATCTGTTTGAACTGACTTGACCTTCTCGAAGGCCCAAATTATACTGAGTGAATCCTTATATTCATCTTCCTTTGAAGAATTATATCCTTTAGTAACCCACTCAAATAGTAAATCTTTGTCGGCATCCTTTGTAACTGGATGAGATAATCTTAATAGGTCTTTATGTGACCATCCATCTCTCTGTTGATATTTAACAGATTGATATGCCAAACTATTGGTTTCTTTTAATAGATACCAATTTGCTATAGCTTTTCGTAGTCCACGACCCCAACCTCTAAACTGTTCTACATAACCAGCGAAATGAAACAAATGAGTTCCAATCCTTGCTATTTTTGGTAGATTGGTTAAGGCGTATTTACGAGTAAAATCATCACCAAGTCCTGCACACATTGCAAGAACAAATAGTGCTGGGTCGTTTTTAACTGCACGACCTGAATCTGAAATATCGAGAACGGTATCTACTACTCGTTTTCCATCTTCCAGAATACACTTTCTTATTGACTTGGCGTTCTTTTTAGTTAATTCTTTTTGGCGGATATAATATGTTCCACCTTCAGTTCCTAAAATCAGAAATCTATTTAAACGAGTCCATATATCAACTTCAAAAGAATGACCACCTGCGGTATTCGGAACTTGGTTAGAACCTGGAATCGGTTCTGATTGTGGTGTAACTTTTGTGTTGTATGTTGTATATGCTTGATAGCTCATTTAATAAGTCTCCTTTTTCAATTATTCAATTATTCAATTATTCAATTTTTAATATTATTCGGATAAATTATTGCTAATGGAGTTTTTATTGTCTGGTATAATGATAATCCACTAACTCCGACCCGAAATTTTAATATTTTTTGTAGGTAAATCATGTTATAAGAAGTATTGTTTTTTTTGTCAAATGGAAACAAGAAAACCACTCCAACTTTTTTTATACTGGAATTCGGTCAACCATTTGGACGGCTTCAAATATCCGTCGCTCTTCTCGTATGGTAATCTTACAACTCCGACCCACAAAATTTAATTATTTAATTTAATCGTATATTATATATATATACTATAATTCTCAAAACGTCTTTTTTCTTCGCTTTTCTTTAAAAAAGTGGTGAGTTTCATGATAATAAAAATTATCGGGTATATGTAAAAAAACCTCACCACCATTTAATATATATATCATCTAAGTTTATCAAACACCATCTTTTATTGCTAAAAAAATTGGGGAATCCAGAGTGCTACTTTCGTAGTCCAGCGGTATAGTCTAACTATCTATTCCCCAAAATTTTTGAGAGTTCCAAATAGGTAGTCACTCTCAAACCCACCATCTTTTTCAAATTATCGTAGAAAAAGACAAAAACCACGAATTTTATTCTCTCGTGTGTCTTAAACTCCCCTTAGACACTTTTATATGAACCTAATCAAACGGGGTTAAACAACTATTTTTAATAACATATACTCTCTCAATCTCTACTTGATCTTACGACATATTTTCGTTAAAGTCAAGTCTTTTTTTCACTTTTTTAACAGGGCACAAAAAAACCCCACTAAATCTTTTAAATCCTAATGAGGTTTTCTCGTTGTTCGGTTACTTAGAACCAAACACTTTACTGAAGAATCCCTTCTTCTTTTTCTTTCCTTTACCAACTTTCTTCTTTCCTTTTTTCTTCTTCTTTTTCTTTACTTCTTCCATTCCAGCCTTTTCACTATAGTCCATGGCTGATACTACTGGTACTGCTCCAAAGAAGATGGTTAAGGAAAGGATATACTTTAATATGTTTTTCATATTGTTTTCTCCATACCTTTATTAGTTAACTAAAAAACTCTTGCCGAACAGAGCTCGAGATGTTACGGCTTTTATGTAAATAAATCATATACTTGTTTAACAAATAATCCTATAAAACCTGCCCCTATTACTCCACGCCATTTCTTCGTGTCCATTCTAAATTGACTATTCTGTTTAGTCTCTGCCCATAATCCTTCGTGGGGATTGAATAAATTTTCTTTAATGAATTTGATATCAGTATGAATCTTATCTCGGTCTTTATCGGCCTGGTCCATTCTTTCTAATATCACATTTAAATCTTTCTTGTCTTGTCCGTTCACAAACGTCTCCATGTTCTTATACCATTTCGGTGAATCATTCAACGGTCAATCTCCATTTATTATTTTTTATTTGTTAGTTGTCACATCAAGACTGAAGTAGAGCGGGTGTAGTTGTTTTGAAAAAACTTTACACTTGTATCATGAATGAGTGTTCAGAACATTTCCTATCAAGTAACTATGCTCCCCATCCTTCAGGTGATGTGAAATCTTTCACATTCGATAATAAATATAGTATATATAGAAAAGTTATACTTCTAACCCCCGTTTAAACCAACCGAACAGAAATCTTTCTTGTTCTGGTTTCTTATTAACCAAGTCATAGTAATGTTTTAATCTGTAACAACGAACTCTATCCAATGATGGTTTATACTTATCCAATGCACCTTTAGTACCAGGTCCAAATCCACCATCTACTTTTAAGTCACCACCTTTACCATTTATTGCCCGTTGTAATATTCTTACGGCCGATCCCCTACCTTGATTAACACACATATCAAAATAGATATGTTTCAAGTTATCTGGTAAATCATCTACCTTGTTTCTATCCCAATAGTCTTTCTTATATATTTCCTTTGCACCTTCTTTGGTAAGGTTCTTTATATCTACATCAGGATAAAATCGTTTGGTTATGCCGTAATTAGTTTCACCACCCAAATCTGTCGGATCGTGAACATATCCACCTTCGTGTTCTAATACTACTTCTATAATCTCATCAAATTTAGTCAACATATTACTTTCCTCCTGTACATTTAACTACACCACCTGATTTCTTACCTTTATCGGATTTAAACCAAAAATCTACTACCTTACCAAATGATGCCAAAAAACCACCAACTATGATATTGAGTAAATCTCTAAACTTCTCATCTAAAGTTTCGTGGAATAACAAATAAATTATCCATACAAATAGACCAAACATTGCAGCGGTGATTGTAAATTGCATCCAATCAGGTAGTCCATCACCACCATGTAATTCATCTGGTCCTGTGGGTAAATTAGCCATAATAACTCTCCGTTTTTATTACAACTATAAATATTACTATAAAGTTATTTCTATACCAATTTTACCCTTATAATATGAAGTTCCTTTTAGTTTAGATACTTCTCCTTGATTGTATAACCTAACTTTGTCTGTAAGTTTCCAAGATATTTTGAACTTATCTTCATATTCAAATACCTTAAAATCACCTTCTTCGTTTGGTGGAGCGTATCCATCAAATGTTACTTCAACTTCTATGGCGTCATTACTATATTTCTTCTTCTTACTTATACCAACTGAAGCAAATGTTTCATACTCATCTAACACATCAGTAGTGGAACGAGTAGTAAATCCAAATGTTGCCCCTTTATATGGAAAACGATAGTCAAGTTTTAAATACTTAACATTCTGACTTTGTTTGTTCATATATTCTGGTTTAAAATATATGAAAGACTTATCATCCCACTTTGCCCATACTAAATCGTCAATGTACTTTGTACCAAGTTCTCGTTCCCATTGACGATTAATATAGTAATTAGAATGACTTACCCCAACACTAACTTCATAGTCATCTGGATTTGGTTGGTAATTTGGTGTTCTTATTGAGAATGAACTGAATAACATTACACCTACTAATAAACTATCTAATACCATTTACTTCTCCTTTAAACGGGCGTGCCAATGTATATGGTCTAATACAGCCCGTTGATTTTTGTCTATAAAATAACTCTTACCTTCATAGAACCGATTGGCCACTTCTGTTAAAAATGCTTCCATCACTTGTTCATCTGGTTCGGGTACATCCATTGTATGTTCTTTCCAAACTATCATGGGAACATGACATGAATCACAATCCATTATAATAAAATATTCATTATCTATATAGACATTTATTCTTCGTTCTAATAAACAAAGTTCACAATCCACAACTTACCTTTTTTTCTTTTGTGGTCTATAATTTCGTTTCTTTCTTGGTGTTGGTTTACTTCTTGGTTTATTTAATCTATGAATTTCTTCTTTAAGTAACTGTCTTTGTGTTCTTAAATCTTGAATCTCCACATATAAATCTTCTGTCTTACCTGCTGTAAGAAGTGAAATAGTAAGTATTCCACCTACAGAACCAATAAAGATTCCTACTATAACCCATAATACATCTGTCATTTTTTATCTCCTTTTTTCTTCTGTTTTTTTAATTCCTTGGCAATCAGTTGAGAGCTACTAACAAGGGCTTGGTTTCCTAACTCCTCATCCTCATTTTCTAATAGTGAACTCTCTTGGTGTATATAAACTACGCTACCACTTTCACTTGATGGACTCTCATTATAATCCATTTTCATTTTGATTGCCTCGGCTTCGATTTCAGCCGATAACATGATTAACTCCTTCTCTTGTTCGGGAGTTAATTTATCTTGTTTACTCATAACCTTCTCTTATTTAATATTTTAATTCACTATCCGTGATTTCTTTATCTTCTTTCCACCACTCATATTGTTTGTTTTGTCTATGACCTAAATCGAATAATCTATCATATTCGGTTCTGGTCATTACT